AATAAGACATAGTAACCACCTCATTAAAATTTTTATTTACATTATACCATACTATTTTTTATTTATATTAAAAAAAAATAATGCTATAATATAGTATATTAAATTCATTTTAGGAGGAAAGGTTTATGAAAAAAGTTTTGTTGGCTTTAATGTTATTATTTTCAGTTATTAGTTTTGGGTTGGATGACAGTCAAAAAATAGAAATAGCAGAACTAATGATCTTTAATACCAAAAATACTAATGGAGATGGATTGAATTTAGATGTTAAGAAAGCTTTTAAAGACTTAGTCATAAAAAAAGATGATTTTGAAAAAATAATAATGGAAAAAAATAAGAATGAAACTAAAACAGATATCTTAACATTTACAATAATTAAACCTATTTCAAATAAAAAAACTTTTCCTTTAGGTTATAATATGAGAATTGGTTATTATAGTAAAGAGCTATTGGGCTTTAAAAAAATTATTATTGCAACAGATAATAAGACATATGAAAAAAATTTTAACTATTTGGATGGGATTAGGGATATAAGTTCAAGTGGTGTTTATGAATATTACGACATTAAAATATCTTTAGATGATAAAGAAACAATTAATATGTTAAAAGATATTGTAAAATCAAAAAGCTCAAAAATAAGATTTTACTCTAGAGAAAAACATAAAGATAAAGTTTTTACAGATAGAGAAAAAAAATTAATATTGAACTTTTTAGCTATTACGGGTTTTTATCATGTTGCTAATTCAAATATTATTGAAGATACTGTACAAGAAATTCAAAATAAATTTAATATCCCAGAAGATAGTGCCTTTCAATATCTTAAGGACATATACAAAAAAAATAAATAATATTAAGAGCAGTTCGAAACTGCTCTTTTTTTATTGGAGGATTTATGAAAGATAAAACATTAAAAGGGATAGGGGTTTTTATAACTGACTCACAAGGAAAGAATATTGGCTATATAATGGTAAATGAAAAACTTGAAGTTATAGATAATTTAAAAAATGGATATCATATAAAAAGAGGTTTAAACAATGAATAGAAAATCAAAGCAAAAAAGCAGAAAAAATAAAAGATATCAAAGAAAATTATATAAAAAAGCACTATCTCATCTATCTAATTTAAAAGATGAAATAGTGCAAGAATTAAAAAAATATGGAAATTAAAGTAAAATTATAATACAATGGAGGGAAATTATGCAAACGATAAATATACAAGGAAATTTTATAACAATAGATACTGAGAAAATAATTGAAACAGTAGAAATATTAAATACATTAAATGAAAAATTAAAAGAAGCTAAGACATTAATAAATGACCTAGCTAAGAATGAAATATTTTTGAATTTAGTTGTAAAAAATACTAACGAGAAACAGGTGGATTAGATAAATCACATTCTCTCTCAATAATATCTATAAAATATTTTAGATATTTTTTTAAAGTTGGTAAATCTAAATTTGGATATTTTCTAGTGTAATGAGTATTATCATTTCCTAAAATTCTTACAACATCAGCACTTTTAATGAGAGATTCGTTTGGCAGATAATCTTCTATTGCTTTATATAAAGTTTTAGGTGCAACTTCTTCTGGAGTTTTTCCTAAACATTTTATAGCAAAATCTTTGATTAAAAATTCAAGCGAATTTCTATAACCAGTTGAAGCAAGTTCAAAATGACCATTGTTTTCTGCTACTTTAGCTTGAGTATGAATTTTTACAAAGCTAGGAGATAAATCTTGTATAACTTGTGGGAATACATCAGGAGAACCTGTTGGATATGTTGCTATCAATTTTGTAGTAGATTCTTCAATTAAGTAAAGAGATAAAAATTCTTTATGACAACAAGTAGTTTTAAATATCAAAACTACAACTTTTAAATTATTAGTATAATTAAACATATCCAAAATTCTTTTAGGAGAATTAAATTTCCCACAAAAAGGACATTGATTTTCAACATCATATTCTAACTCTTGATAATGACCATTTATAAAATATCTTTCTTTATCCATAATTATACACCTCACTATATGTTTTTATTAATTATAGCATATTATTTATAAATAATAAAAATTTCTCTTGACTTTTGACGACAGATATAATATAATACTTTTGTCGTCAGAAAGGAGAGTGAAATATGGATGACAAAAAGAAAATGGGTAGACCTACAAATGACCCAAAAGATGTAAAATTAACAGTAAGAGTTAATAAAGCAACTAATGAGATATTAGAAAAATATTGTAAAGAAAATAATATTTCTAAGGTTGAAGGAGTTAGAGAGGCTATAAATAGGTTGCCTATAAATGAAAAATAAAAGAGTGATATTCAGTCCCTGAGAAAGATTTGAAATATCACTCACCACCAAAGTATTGGTATGTAAATATTATACACTGCATACCTCTATTTTGGCAACTAAAAAATTAAAATGGAGGTATTTTTTTTATGGAAAAGCAAAACAAGAATTTTTTATTAACATTTATTGAATTAGCAACAGAAAAAGGAATTTTAAATGATGATATCACAGAACATAAGAAGAAACTATTTAATCTTATGAATGAAGTTGAAGAAAATTATGTTGGAGATAAGAGAATATTTGTACAACTTGAAAGAGCTATTATAGATGTAATAGAACTAACACAACATAAGTACTTTGATTATGGAAAGATAGGAAACACTATTGATGAAGAATATCAACTTAGTAATTATGACCCATTTAAAAGATTAATGGAGGTAGAAAATGAGCAATAAACAATTACAAATTATAGAAGAAAGAGAAGTATTAGGAAAACAATTAAGAATATATGGAGATTTTGAAGATCCATTATTTAAAGCTGATGAAGTTGCTAAATGGATAGAACATTCTAATGTTAGTAAAATGTTGGAAAGTGTTGATGATAATGAAAAAATTAAATTGGAAGTAGGCACTCTAACTAATGGTTATAGTGCTTGGTTTTTAACAGAAGATGGATTATATGAAGTCCTAATGCAAAGCAGAAAACCAATAGCAAAGAAATTTAAGAAAAAAGTTAAAGAAATATTAAAAGATGTTAGAAAATATGGAATGTATGCCACAGATGAATTATTAGACAATCCAGATTTAATAATAAAAATGGCAACTAGATTAAAAGAAGAAAAGGAAAAAAATAAAAAACTTGAAGATAAGATGAAAGAAAATAAGCCAAAAGTATTATTTGCTGAAGCAGTATCAATAGCAAAAAATACCATATTAGTTAGAGAAATGGCAAAGTTAATAAAGCAAAATGGAATTGATATGGGAGAAAAAAGACTATTCATTTGGCTAAGAGAGAATGGATACTTAATAAAGAAAATAGGAACAGATTATAATATGCCAACTCAAAGGTCTATGGACTTAGGATTATTTGAGATAAAAGAAAGTCCAGTACTTCATTCAAGTGGAGAAATTGAAATAAGTAAGACACCAAAGATTACTGGTAAAGGGCAACAATATTTCTTAAATATATTTTTAAAAGATATAGCATAATAAACACCAAGAGGAGTATAATAGCTCCTCTTTTTTATTGGAGGTGAAAATTTGGAACATGTATTAAGTGCAACTCTTGAATTAAAAGATAAGTTTTCTTCAAAAATAAAATCAGCTAGTAAAGAATTAGGATCTTTTTCCAAAAATGCAATAAGTGCAAAAGGAGCTGTAAAAGAAACTGCTGATTGTATAAAAAGTAGTTTTGAAAATTTAAAAAACTTAGCAATAGGATTTGGAGCCTTTAAAGGAGTTATGGCTGTATTTGATTTTGTAAAAGATGCTTATACAGGATATGCTAAATTAGATGCTGCAATAACAAGAAATAGAGGAATAATGAGAGCCTCCATTGAAGATACAGCAAAATTAAAATCACAAGTTTTAGAACTTGGAAAAACTATGCCTTTTACTGCTCAAGAAGTTGCAGAAGCTCAATATTATCAAGCTATGGCAGGAATGAAAACAAATGAAGTATTGGAAATGACACCCAAACTTTTAAAAATGTCTATTGCATCAGGGCAGGATTTAGCTAGTACATCAGATATACTAACAGATAATATTTCAGCTTTTGGCTTAGCTTTAGAAGACGCAGACAGACTTATGGATGTTATGGTAGCAACAGCGAATAATGCTAACACTGATATAGCTGGACTAGGTGAAGCATATAAATATGTTGCATCCACTTCAAGAAGTTTTGAAAGTATGGAAGAAGTAAATATATTATTAGGAACTCTTGCTAACAATGGTACAAAATCAGGACAAGCAGGAAGAAACTTAGCAGCAGTTTATACAAGACTTGCTAAGTCTACACCTGATATAGATAAGGCTTTAAAAGTTATAAATTTAAAGTTATATGATAGTCAAGGTAAATTTAAAGGATTAAGAAAAATTGTGGAAGAAATGAGACCAATATTAGCTAGAATGACTGATGAACAAAGGAACTATATTTTAACTACTATTTTTGGCTCTGAACAGATGAGAATTATAACTTCACTCTTAGGAACATCTAAAGAAAGTTTTGAAACATTAGCTAACTCAATATACAATTCTAAAGGGGCTACTGAAGAGTTTAATAAACTTCAAGAGAATACACCTGAATATAAAATAAAAGCTTTAGCTAGTGCTTGGGATAATTTGAAACTACATATAGGAGAAGCAGCTGCACCAGCTATAACAAGTCTCATTGAAAATTTAACTGGAAAAATTATTGAATTAACAGAAAGTGATACATTTTCCAAAGAAAATGTTCAAGCATTTTTTGATATGGTTATAGGGTATCTAAATACAACAATAGATTTAGTATCTGATTTAGCAACATTATTAGAATCTGTAATATGGGGACTTAAAGTAGTAGGAAAAACCGCAGAAATAGGTAAAAATATAGGTTCATATTTTATGACTAATAAGTCTATTAAACAAAACAATCTTGAATCTGAGATAATAGAAAATAATAATAAAATTTGGCAGATGAGACCTGAAACAAAGGAAGAAGAAGAAAAAAGGAAAAAACTTTTTATTAAAAACGAACAAAAAAAACAAGAGTATTGGAAAGAATATGGAGAGAGAATTGAATTGAAAGCCAAAAATGGAGACCCACATGCCATAAAAGATTTAGTATATAAACCTTTAGGAAATAGTATAGAAGAAATAACAGAAGCTTATGAAATGATGTATCAAAAAACTAAAGAAAAAATAGATGGTTTAGCTTCTCAAGTTGGAGTACTGCTTAGAGATACTACAAATTCTCAAAGCCAATATATAAAAACTAAAGAAAAAATAAATGACGTTATAGGTATAAAGCCAATAAGAGATACAAAGTTAAATGATGCATTTTCTTCAGAAGTAAATATAGAAACAGATAAAAATAAAATTCTTGAAACTAAAAAAGAGGATATCCCCACTATTTCTCCAATTATTAATCTTAAAAATGATAAAGATAAGTTTGTAAACAATAAGATTTTGAATCCACAAGTAAAAGATGTTTCTAATAAAAAAGAAGAACCTAAAAAAGAAATAATAAAAACAGCAACTCCTAGTTACGATAAGTTAACTTCAAAATTGATTAGTGCTTTTGAAGAACAAAGGAAAAACACAAAAACAGTAGTTGAAAATAAAAACTTAAATTATATAGCTAAACCTTCTGAAAAAATAAAAGTTCCAGAAGTTAAAAAAGGTAATAATGATATTAAAGTTCCACCTCAAAATGTTACATTTTCTCCACAAATAAATTTAAATATGGGTGGAGTTGTAATAAAAAATGAAGTTGATGTAGAAAAAGTTGCAGAATTAAGTAAACAAAAAATTATAAAAAATTTAATGAATCATGTACAAACAACAAAATAAAGGAGATGATACCATGAAACCAACATTTATTTTATTGAAAAATTCTACAAGTACTCCTTTTTTCTTTGTGGTTCCACCTTTAGATTTAAAGATTGAAAGTGAGCAAGACACACAGATTTTTAAAATAATTGATGTAGGAGAAAAGACATTAATAGGAAATAGAAAAGCTGAAAGAATTACATTTTCTACATTTTTTCCTAATCTTAAATCACCTTTTTTTAATTATTTATTATCTGCAACTCCATCTGGTTGTGTTGAAACATTAACTAAATTAAAAAACGATAAAGAACCTTTAACTTTAATTGTTCCTGAATTCAACATATTTTTTAAATGCTATATCCAAAGTTTAAATTTTTCTATAATTGAAAGAACTGGAGATATTGATGTAGAAATAAGTTTAATAGAAGTTACTAAAAATAAAACCTTGCTAGATGTAGCAAGAGGCTTATTGCAAAGGTGATTTTATGGAAAGAGTTAAAATTTATGTTAATGGAAAAGAATATAAAAATATTTTTATTCAGGTTATATGGAGTGGTGCAATTCATGGAACGGCTAGAAAGTTAGAAATTGAGTATTTAGGAGATATCATAACTGAAATAGGAGATGAAATTGAATTTTCTTATGATGATGAAAAATTATTTGTTGGAAAAGTATTTTTTCATTCAAGAAAAGGGGATACTGATGTTAAAACATTCTATGCTTATGATAATTCTATTTATCTTAATAAAAATAACTTTGTCAAAAATTTCTTTAGGAAAAAGCCTTCTGAAATTATAAAAGAAATATGTGGAGAACTTAATTTAAAAGTAGGTAAAATACCACAAGATGAAGTAACTTGTACTTATCCCGCTATTGACAGAAGCGGATACGAAATTATATTAAATGCTTACACTATTCAACATAGAAAAAATAAAAAGATTTATTCTATCATGAGTAATGATAAAGCAATAGATATAGTTGAGCAAGGAAGTCATGCTGATGTTCTTTTAACTAGTGCAGATAATATTTCTACATCGTCTTATGAAGAAAGCATAGAAAATATGATAAATCAAATTGTTATCTATAAAGTTGAGAATGAAAAGCAACAAATACTTAATAAAGTAGAGAATGCAGAAGATAAAAAGAAATTCGGACTATTTCAACAAGTCATGCAATTTGAAAAAGATGTAGATAATATAACAAATGCTAAAGACATGCTAAAGAGTGTAGAAAAGAGTGCAAAATTGCAATGTTTAGGGAATGTATTAATTCAAGCAGGGTATAACATAG